CGTAACGATATCAATGCTGACGCCAGCTGCCAGCAACACCTTGATCGCATTGAACATGTGCCGGCATTGCATGTCGTCAAAGTCCTGAGCCGTCACGCGCTCAGCTACCTGAGACGCCACCTCACCAGAGATGAGGCAGGCCCCAATCAGCGCCCTCTCGGCTTCCCGATTGGTGCGCGTCATTAAAAGATCTCCTTGGTGTGGTAATCCTCTTTGGCGGCTACCAAGACCTCTTGGAGGCTCTCGACCCCAATGTTCTCCTGGCGTCCTTCCTCGTCAATGCTAGCTGCGCACTCATTGCAGAGTCCGCGCTCCTCATCAAAGTCCTCAATGAAGTCCACCGCGCACTCACTGCAGCTATAGACCTTATTCCCGTAAACATCTTCCCTAGGCATCTTCGTCTTCCTCCTCTTTGATGCGCTCCCACATGAAGCAAGGCTTCATCTTTCCGGCATCAATCCTCTTCTTGTACTTCCCACAAATTGGGCAACTGCCGTCATTGACGTAGTCGCCGGCGCCGAGGACCTCCTCAGCTTCTTTCTTCTTTCTCGCCATGTAGTGCCTCCTCTAACGGTACTTCCTTTACCGGACTAGGATACCCAGTCAGTTGGTAGTAGTCAATACCGTGCTTGCGGCAGTACGCTCGCAGGGACATCCCCTGCTCCTTAGCGTCCTCCACAAACAATCTTAGCACATCTTTTTCAACCCGTGTTTTCTTCTCTCTAAAGACCACGTTGCACCACCTTTGAGCAGCCTCGGTAATCCCTGCAGGCGTGGTAAATAGCTCGCGCCAGGTCCGTACCTTTGAGCCACCTGTTGATCAGGGCGACGAACAGTTCCGACCACTCGGCTGAGTGGAACCCAGGAGTGGCCACGTGAGCCAGCTCATGGAGCGCGGTGTCGTAATCGTCGTAGAACGTGCACAGCATGATCTTGGGCTGGTCCTTATCGGCCTCGCCCAGGGGACACTTCGTGCGGTTCCCGGCATGGTAATGGATCGTGAGCGACGAGACGTAGATACCTTCGGCTACCGCCACCTTACGCAGCCACTCAATGAGCGGCTTCCACTGGAGCCGGAGCTCCTTTGGGGCGTTGTTGGTGAAGGTAATCCTAGCGACGCCGCCCTTGCTTTTGGATCCACCCATCGAACACCTCGTCCAATTTCGCAGCGCACTTAGCCTGTCCAGTACTTCGCTGCCTTCTCCTATTTTATACGTTTTCGTTGCATCTTTCAAGTACCAAGCGCTGGCCTTCCAGCCATTGTCGCCGAAGTAGATGATGCCTTGGACCTTCCCGTCGGGCCAGACCATCCCCTTCTTACTAAGAAAGTTCATCTTGCAGCTTCTCGTCCAGCCTATCGTCCAGAGCAGTCCAGCTCTTGGGCGGTACGCCGCGGGTCACAAAGGACCACTTCCCTTGCCCAAGGGCAATGAGGATCTTGGCGTAGTTCTGGATGTCGATCAAGGCGTCGTGGACGCTGTCGTCAAACCAGTCCTCAGCTACGACAGCCTTGCCGTCAATGATCTTGCCCTGGAGGGCCGTAGCCACGCGTGAGCACTTGTCCTCTGCCAGGCGTGAAAACACGCCGTAGGGCCCGAGTGCCTCAATGTTGCCCGGGCCGTACCCGGCCTGGCGCTCTACCATGATCTCGTGCGACTCAGTAGCCAGCTCACTGAAATACTGCGTAAAAGCTTCTGGTACTTCTCGTCTAGCGCTCATCTTCCAACTCCTCTACAATCTTCTCTGCCATCTCTGGCGTGATGAACTGGGTCACAGATATTGTTCTAAGGCCGCATGCCTTGCAGTCCATCACCCTCAACGACTTGTTGTTCACAACGACGGCCTTGGCCCTGTTTGGAACGAGACTAGGCTCGCTGCAAACAGGGCACTTGAGACCGTGCTTCATCGCTTCTTATCTACCAGTGCGAACGTCAGCAGCGACGCACCTAGTGCCAAGGCCACGTTCGCCGAGACGCCAACCACAACTCCAAAGACTCCCGCAGCCGGAACAAAAGTGTCTCGGAACCTAGGGTGCGCAACAGCTGCAGACGCTCCACGCTTGACGTTACTAAAAAAACCTTCAGTTTGCTTCTCTTCATCGGGCATCGTCGCCATCTTCAAGCTCCACAATCTTTAGGGCCACGCCTGCAGAAAGCTGCAGCACTGCGTCATACGGGATCTTAACCTCTTCCCGCTTGTCCTCTGGGACGCCCTCAAAGTACTTATCAATGAACGAAGCGGCAACAATATTAAATGCCACTCCCCATTTCGCCGCTACCAGGGCCACGTTCCCCTTCGCTGGCTTGCCCTTCTTTGGTACTGCCATAAAGCTTCTCCTTGATCTCCAACCAATCCCGCTCATCCATGATGACCATGACCCGCCGCTGTGTGCCAGCTCCAGGTGCATCGCCGATCACGAGGTAGGGGATCTCCCCAGCCTTTACAACGATCTTCTTCAACCATCCCCAGTACTTATTGGAAAACATCGTGCCGACCTTGGTCTGGATCTTAAACAGACCATCCACCGTCACGTCGTCTGGGCCACCGAACATGCCAGTCCTGCGGCCGCCATGCTTCTTCGCGGTCTCCCGCTCAAAAGCATTACCCCTGGACCGGTTCAGTCGACCCTGTCTCGCCTTGTCCGTCATCCTCTTCCTCCACAACTGCAATAGGTGCGCCGACTCCCGTGCCGGCATTGCGCATCAGCTCCCAGAAGAGCTTCTCTCCCTCTTGCAGCAGCTGCTCTGTCTCGCCCTTCTTGTAGGCGCCATGAGCGTTCATGAAGTCAATAGCCTTATCCTTGTAGGCTCCCATCCATGCCTCCTTGCTGTAGATTGCGACGTACCTGGGAGAGCCATCGGCTTGGTATTGGATACCAAGACCGATGAGGCCCTCCTCAAGTTCGTCTACAAACTTCGTCTCGTCAATCACGAGCGCTTCTTCAGAGGCCCCCAGATCAACGGGCTTGCCTCATTGGCGAGCAGGCTATACCCCTTCGGGTTGCCGTCCTTGTCGCTGCGCTCCTCCAGCTTGCCAATGACGTGCAGGTGCTGACGCGGATCGTTCGTCTCGCGGTTCACCGTACTATCATAAATCTTCTGGATGTGCGCGGCCAGGTCAGCCTCAAAGACCAAAATCGTTACGCGCTCGTAGCGATTCGGTGCCTCAGACTTTGACCGGACGTCAGCAGTAGCGCCCATGAATGCGTCGTACGCATAGGACTGCATGCTGCCGAAGAACTTCCAAACGTCTCGACCAGCCTTGGTCTTCTCCTTAACTGGAGCTACCTTGTCCGTGAGCCAAAGATCAACCCTATCCATTAGAACTCCCACTCTCCGTCAGCCTTCTTGGACTGACCTACTACAGGCTTCACTGTGTCGCCAAAGACCTCCTTCGCCGCCTTAGCGATGGCTGCGTCTCCCGAATCGTTCTCCGGATCGTCCCCAGTCGGGATGAGGAACGTCGTGAGCAGCGCGTACTTGAGGGCACCAGTCGTGGCCTTGTACACGTGCTTATCCCCTGAGTCAGCACCAGATCCAAGCGAATAGATCGTGTGCTTCTCGCCAGTCTCGCCATCCACCAGATGCCACGAGTACTTGAACGTAAGGATCACCTGCTTGCCAGATGCAGATGGGCCCTCGCTCAGCTTCTCAATGTCGCCTGGAAGGATCGCAACTCCCTTGGCCGCCAGCTTTTCGCGGATGGTATCTGCCACCTGCGATGCCATAACGTACTTATACCCCTGAGCCTGATTGGTACCGCCCTTGGCGATGTACCCAATCTCGCCCATGACTTCGGCCAGCTTGCCGGCCAACGTCTTACTTGCCATCTTCTCCTCCTCTGCACTTGGTGAAGAACTCGCAGTACCCACATGGGAAGAGCCAGTTCCCCGTTTTCTTTGACCTGTACTTCTCCTCCGGGAGTCTCCACGGAGGGGTGTCACTGAATCGGTCACTGTTCAGCACCTCCAGAATCCTCAGAGCTTTCTCTCGCCACGACTCATCAACGATGAACTCCTCGGTGGCGAGATCCCCTGCCCTGATGTAAACCAACCGTGCTGAGTAGTCGTGGCCTCGCATTCGCCGCAACGACTCCGCATAGATTGACGCTTGAATCTGATGCTCCGGCTTTGGAATAAACTTCCAGGCCGAATCCTTCACAGACTTGTACTCAATCAGTTCATGCTGGCCGTCCTTCCATTGTACCACACCGTCGGCGTTCCCGCCAAAGTTCAGCTCTGGGATCGACACAGGCACCTCCTCCTCGTAGGAGATTAGGTGCTCGGAGCCCCGTAGCCGCTCGTTGAACGCCGTGTTGATGATGTGCCCACGCTCAAAAATACGAAAGACCTCTCCTTCTCGGACGTCCGTAGGCTCTACGCCATGAGCGTAGTACCACTGTTGCCGCAGGCAGCTACCTAGTAGGGAGCCACGCCACTTGGCGCTAGCAGGACGCTCTGTGCGTCCCTTACGGAGGCCCTCGTCAAAGAGGTCTCCAATGAGCTTCTTAACCATCGCCCCTCCATTGCCCCAATTAGACCCCCCAGCCGGAGGGGCGCCCGGCTGGGGGAGAACTTTATCCGTTCAGGATGGATTCTACAATTGCATCCCAGTTGTTGTCAAATCTGAGCGCCCTATCGTCAACGTAGGCCTTGGCCACAGGCTTTCCAGCCCCAACCCAGATCTCGTTGTATGGCACACCCCAGGTGTCCAAATAGTAGCGCATCTCGTCAATGCGTTCTGCTCTGTCTTCAAACTTTTCCCATGCCCGAGCGGAATGGATGATGATCCTGTACCCGTTAGCACGCAGCCTCTCTAGGCCTTCAATGACACCCCTTGCCGGCACGATTGTACCAAACACTCGTACGGAGATGGTGTCGTCAAAGTCCACGCAAATGTTGCGTGCGCCCTCAAGGTCTGCGTTGATCATCGGTGAAGAATCCGAACCATTGGCTTGAGCTTGGCGTACACGTCGCGGAGAACCAAGACGTCTGCCTCGCAGTGCTCAATGATCTTCTCGTACGAAGCTCGGTCGCCATGATCTGCGTCATCCCATGTGCGCGGATCAAGCGGCGTCTTCTTGTTCTGTACACCGAAGTACTTAGACACGTTGTCCAAGCTCTTGCGGCCAATTGCGATAGACGAACCAGTGGCCTTATACATAAGGTCAAGGTGCATCTTCGGATCGTACGGCCGGAAGCCGTGGTACAGCATGCGCGAGTTCAATACCGGAACGTCAAAGAGCTTTGAGTTCCACCCAACGATCACGTCGTACTTGTCGAGTTCTTCGCAGTATGCCTTCACGAGCACGCTGTCATCCTGCCAATTCTTGCCAGGATGGGTGTCGTGGCTAAGCGTGATCACGTTGCCTAGACTGTCTGCAATAGATCCGCAGAGCATGCGTCGCCAGTTGCTGAACGTCGTCTCAATGTCAAAGAACGCAATGTCAATGCCAACGAACTTCGGCGTTGGCGTGGTCTTGCGCGCAGCTGGCAGCAGGTCTTCCGGCTTCCCCTCTGCATACCGCTTGTGGAACTTCTGGACCTGGTCCTTGCTCATGTTGAGCTGGTTCCCGATCTGAGTGAACGATAGCCCCTGCTCCTTGAGCTCGCCCACTCGCTCTACGAGGTTTGCTTTCGCCATGTCTCCTCCAATACTACTCTGAAGGGAAGTCCCCTTCGCTCGGATTATACCACATAATCCTATCCTCTGCCGAAATCGCTGGCCTTTACAAGGTCTAAACTAATCCGTTCTGACCCGTCTACCGGAAGCTCAAACCTGATGCCACCTACGACGTAGGCATCGGTCATAAGGTCAGGGTTGATGGGGTCAGAGAAGTTGACGTTCTTGCGCCTGATGGCAACCTGCACGATGTCGCCAAGGAAGAAGTCCTCAAACGGACGCACCGTGTCTGGGCCGATCTGAATGTTTGCCACTGAGACGTTGAGAATGTCCGAAAGCTTAATGAGCTGTGAGTCGGCGTACTTCTGGAGCTCAGTTTCGTCAGCAAAGTTAGCCTGCGTTGTGAGGATTGGGGCGTACCCGTACTCTTGGATTGACGCCGCGTTCTCCGCCAGCTTTCCCTGAGATCGGGACCCAGATGAGGTCGTTGTGCTCCCGGTAAGGAACGCCGTGGATGGCACGATCCGCACTGAGTTGCGCAGCTTCTTCCCGTCTCTCCTGTACCTAAACACGTCAATGTTCCCTGGGTAATCAAATAGGTACCGCGGAGAAGAGTCGCTCTTGGAAGGAGCAATGCACAGTCGAGTGCCAGGGTATGAAGCTCCACGAACGCCAACGAAGTTGAACACTGCACGCCACGGTACCTTGACGTCGTCAATGACGTCCCACCTGCGGTTTGCGTCATCTGGCGTCAGTAGGTTTGCAGCCATCTCTTTCTCGCACATATCGCGCAAGAACTCCAGGACTGACTGACCCGAAGTAAAGTACCGCAGCAGTTCCGTGCTGTAAGCTTGCCCAGACGCCGTCTCTTTAAGAATCCACCCAAACCGGGAGTACACCCCACCAGCATTGTCAAGCTGCGACACGTACTCGGTAAAGATGTCTTCAAGCGTCTCGCTCTTTAGTCCCATGATGGCACTATCATCAGGATTAGTGGAGGCCAAAATGCCGTTGAGGTCGTGGATCGCCCCAGTGCCGCCATAGTCTGGGGTGGTAGAGGAGGTTTGCGGCGACACCACGGCCAGCTCTACCAGCGGTAGCACGCTGAAGTTGTACTGCACGCCACTCGTAAGGCAGTTGATCTCGTACGAGTTCGTAACGTTCTCAGTAGTGCCAGTAAAGTTCCCGTACACTCCGCCGACTGTTGAGAGTGTTGGCGTACTGGCAGCAGGGGCAAGATCTTCGGCCACATCAGAGTCATGCTGGCGTAGCTTTAGCTGCCACTTGAACTGCGCAGGGGTTTCTGGTGTGCCAACCTGCGTCCATGAACCAGGCCACACGTTGATGGTGCAGACCTCTTCGCCAGGGTTTGCCACTACTGCCAATCGGATTGACTCAATGTTGAACCGGTTAGGGACGTAGTTGTCGGCCTCCGCGTCATACAGCTTCTCTGCATCGTTGATTGCTGACCGCTCAATGTAGATTGTTCCGGAGAGCAAGTATGACTGGTCAGTCTCGTCGTAGACTAGGTCGAGCTCGTTGGGGTCGCCAGCTGCGTTCTTGCAATATATTGCGATTTCTTTACCATCGTGCCGAGACGAGCTGTTAGAGCTTCTCTGCTTGACTAGCGCCTTGGTGGCCTTTGGGCCATGGGAGAGGCCGTTGGGGTTAACGTTGGTCGCTGGGTTCGTCACTGCTGTATAGGTAAGCGCCAAGGCCGGACGGTACGATGCGCTGTACTTAGTGCTGGCCAGCGTGAACCCGTTTGAGACAATAGACTCGTCAGTGTTCCTAAGCTGAAGACCTTTGTTCAGCGCTGGAGTGTCTTTCCAGTCGTCAACAATAGACGTAATGCTAGCTGTGATCTTAGTAAGGTGCACATTGGTATGCGAGTTGTACGACACTTCAGAAGCGGATACGGTGTCCCCGCTCATGGTAGACCAGTCAAGAGTATTTCCAGCGTTGCCCCATGAGTTTTCTGCGCCAACGCTTTGCTCTGTCGTCCAATCGTTAGTGTTTACACGCCTAATCCGCAAGTCTCCTGGGGTTGTGTCCGGAATGGTGTGGTCCCCACTCTCGTTTGTTTGATACAAGATAAGATCTGCCTTGGTCACAGTTGAGTTTAGATCAAGATTCGCAGGAAGATCAAACTTAACGAAGCCCCTAGAGACGTACCGGGCGAATGCTACGGTGCCGCTTGCCCCGCCACCGCCACTTGATCCAGAGGTAGTGTTAAAGTCAAAGTACCCAGATGTTGCGGAAATAGTCCCGACGGCTGTGATTTGGCGTGTGCCGTTGATTCTTGCCTGTGAATTACCATAGATATAAACGTAATCGTTTACTGCAAAAAACGATGTAGACACACCGCTGTACGTTACCCGAGCAGTAGTAGCGGTCAGGCTCCACGCAATGATGCTAGCCGTGCTAAAAATAACACCGAGAGGAATGTGCTTCTCGGCATCGTTGGCGTTCCACAGCTTTGGATCGGCAGACCCGTCCGTAAGCACTGAGGCAGACCTGGTAGCGTAGATCGTCGTGTCAATGGTTTCGCTGGTTGACTCCGCCTCTGGACGCTGGATAGCGGTCTCAGATCCCGACTCAGGACCAACCAACTTAGTGTAGTGCATGCTCATCATGGTCATGTAGTCCATGCCCTCGTACACGATCTCGTCGTTGGTGGCGTCGTAGGCAGACAGAAGCCCAGCCCCAATGAGCACCCAGTTATTGCCACTCTTGCGCTCAATCTTGTAGTGCCTACGCAGTGGAATCAAGTCCGGAACGAGAGGGTGGTCAATCGGCAGCGTCCAGAAGGCGCTCCCTACGTCGTTAGCGTAGACCTCAGATCCGATGTTCTTTGCGTCGTAGATGACACAAATCTCATTGCCGACACCGCGGTCGGCAGGGTTGATATCAAAGATCCGAATCCTGACGCTACTGTTCAAAGCCAAGCCTCCGTAAATGTCAGTGTTGCGTTAGCTGTGTTGGTATCGCCAATCGTCACGGTTCCAGGGTACACCAGGAAATCTCCTGACGTGTTGGCGTGGACGATCCGGCAGTTGGTCTGCTGCATCGTGTCCGTGTCAATGCTGATTGACCCTGTGTCAATGACTGTAGCCTGCACCGTGCTGTACGTGCCGCCACCAGACCATGCAAAGGTCACGGTATCCCCAGCCGTACACGAAGTCTTGGAAAGAACTGGATAGACAGTCGCTGAGCCCCTGTGAGTGGCCGTGCCAGTGCTAAGGGACTTGGATGCAGTCAGGTACTTCCTTGGGTTCGGAGCAATAAAGCGAATCGTAGCTGGCTGCGAGAACCCGTCAGAGTCCTTGCCGATAGAGTTGCGGCGGCCTACGTTGTACTGCGGCAGCGCAGCAGGCCGGCAGCGCATGTCAAGCTCTACCCCGCCTGGGAAGTCTGCTGCCAGCTCCCAGCTTGGCTGGTAGAATCGCAGGGCGCGTACACCGAAGTCGGCTGAGAAGTCTAGCGGCATCGGCTGCATGGCAGCTGTGAGCTCGTCTAGCTTGTCCCAGAAGTCTCCCATCGTTTCACCGTATACGGAGACCAACATATCAATAGTCCTAGTTCCAAGGTACGCCTCAGTCACAGTCGACCCGTCTCGCAGGGCGGCTTTGTCAATGAACCCTTGTGCGGCAACTGACGCGTAGCTTGCCGACTCAACCTTAAACCCTGAAACTGGCGCCGCACCAACGCGGACGCCAGCTAGGGAGTTAAGGTCCAGGAACGTGTTCGTTCCGGTCTGAATCCTAATAGGCCTATTGAAATCCATCAGCCAACCCTCCGGATCTTACGGATTCTTGCCATCAACCGATCAAAGCGGTTGCGTGCAATTGTGTAGTTCTGCGTGATCATGGGGACCGAAACGTCCGTAGCGCCAGAGTTTACCTGCCACTGCTGGAACATCGTGCGGTCAGCCATGAGCTTGAAGAATGCCTCAGCCTGAACGAAGAATCGTACAGCCTGCTCAGCGTTGACGTCAAGTGTGTCCACAGTCCAATCCCCATATCCTACCACACGTAGGTGGGATGTGCTTGGAGCAATGCGACCGGGCTGTAGGTAGACCGTGGAGCCATGAAGTTCCCAGCCGCTGTACGGACCCCATCCGTTGCCCGGCTCTAGTGTGTCGTTAACGTCGTACCACTCCTTGATTGGGCTGGTGTTGGTATCAATGCGGTACTTGAGGGCATCAATGCGGATGATGGAGTCCATGCCGGCTGGTAGTGAGATGCTGATTGCCTGGAATGAGGTAAGGATCTCAGGTACGGCAACCGTAGACACAAGCTCACGAGGGTAGGCCCGAGAAATGTCAGGCAGGGCCAAGTTCACAAGGTCTTCCAGCTCAGCGTTGCTCCAGGTACGGTCAACGCCGTCAGACGTTCCGGTATCCCTAAGATCTCGTCGGATCTTCTGTAGTAGTGTGTCAATAGCTGCCATTATTTCTCCTTAAGAGGCCCCCGCCGAGACATAACCTCGGCGGGGAAATCCTCTATGCTCTGATTAGAGAGCGGTTGCGCGTGTCTCAAGGCGCAGGTATCGGGTGATACCCGTGCTGGTCTGAGGCACAACGTTGCTCACAACGCCGTCGCTTACCGCGACTGATGCAACTGCCGTAAACGGAGTCCCACCAGGGGTAATGGTGAACGTCGTGTCGGTTGGTACCGTAGCAATCGTCCAGGTGCTGCCATTGAGCTGGCTGTCAACACCAACGAACTTGACCCTCTCGCCTGCGAACAGCCCGTGGGCTGCGCTGGTCGTGATGGTCGCGGTTGACGTGGTGAGGGCCTTGTTCGTCACAATAGCTGCCTTGTCGCGACCGCTGTACTCGCTCACAGCAGCTTCGCCGATGATCATGGCACCAAAGCGAACCTTGTAGCCAAGCAGTGCGCGCTGCGAGAGTGGGTCAGTGTGGTCGCCACCTGGGGCGATGAAGTACGTCTGCATCGTCTGCGAGTCGCCGACGACGAATGCGTCAGGACCGAAGAAGAGTGCCGAGTAAATCGTTGCGCCATCCACCGTCCACGTCTTTGCCTCGTTGGAGACAAGGAAGCGAACGCCGGAGTAGGCACCGATCTCACCATTAAGCATGGTGAGGTTCTGAACGTACTTCGAAGCTTCAAGGAAGCCGTGTCCTGAGGTATCCGTCAGGAGGTCAAACTGCTGATTCGGGTGAATGATGCAGCGGTAGAACCCGTCTGGGAACGCAGGAATGTTTGCTGCCTTGAGGCGAGCAACAGCCTTCTTGACTTCAAGACCGCTGAGCTTGTAGTCCTGGCGAGCAGTACCCTCAGCAATGTTGCTGATGGCTGCCGCGGCAAGGCCGGCTCGGGTCGTGATCGTGGACGACGTGGACTGGGCCTGTGCGTAGTGCACGCGAGCCGAGCCAGCGTTCATCACATCGCGGACGATGCGGTCCATGGACTGAGCGGCAGCGAACGATACGCGCTCCGACGCAATCGACACAAGGTCGTGCGGCGAATCCAGCTGAACGATGTCGCTCAGGCTGGTGTACGCGCCGTACTGCTTGACCGAGAAGTACTCAGTCCGAACCGCGAGATTAATCGTCGGATCAGGCGTCACACCTTCGGCTAGCTCAGTTAGCGAGTGGCTAACGTCCGGATAGCGGACGTAGCGGATGCGGTCCGTGCCCTTGACAAACGTGCCAGGGACATAGTTGCTCGGAAGAGCGTGGACCATGTTGTTGCGAAGTTCCTTCTGGACCGACTGCGAAACGAGCTCCTGAACGAGCTTCTGGTAGGCATTAGCCTCAGAGCCATTCAGCGAGTTCGTCAGGTGCAGTGGTGGGCCAGAAAGCGTATTGCTTGTAGCCATTTTCTACTCCTTTAAACTACTCTGCCCAAGGATTACCAAGTGCCTGCAAGGCCTTGATGATGTCCTCAGACTTCATTGGCTTGTCCTTGGCGACTCCACGCTTTGGGGCGTTGGCGTCTCCAGGGGTCTCGGCGGGTTCTTCCCCGCCAGCGAACTGCTTAACGAAGTTCTCAAACTCCGCAGCACGCTCGGACTCAGAAAGGTTACGAGCCTTCTGTTGGAACTCGTAGTACTTAGGGTAGTTGAGCTTCAACTGCTCCTGATGGTACTTCGTTTCCGCTTCCTGCACCTGGTCTTCCAGCTGCTTAATCCTTCGCGCTGCCTTCTCGAACTCCGACAGGGAAGCTTCCTCTTGCGAGGCCTTCCACTGAGCGAGCTCCTCGTACTTGGCCTTAAACTCATCAGCTGCCTTTTTAGCGGCAGTGAGAGCCTGGTCCTTTCCGGCGAGACGACGCTTATAAGTGGCGACATCCTCCACCGCATTAGTGGCAGCTTCTGGAGTTTCCTCCGTCACCTGCGACTCAAGCGGCTGATTTGCCGCGACTTCAAGGTCTGCCATCTCTGGCTCCTTTCATATACTCTCAGGCCGGCACTTCCGGCCTGTATTACTTCCTAAATTCTCCTGGAGTGTACTCCAGTGGGTTGGCCTGCTTTACGCCTGTAACAGCGTCTGTCAATTGTCCAGTTAGCTCGGACAGACCGCTGAGTGCCAGCTGACCAAATCCAAGCGCACCGCTTGTAGTGAACGCCTTCGCAGGTTCTGCCAAAAGATCAGTGGCGTTGAACTGATCATACCCTTGACGTGAAATCGTTGAAATAGACCGCCGCAGCCATCCTGGGGTTACCACAGTCATGTCTTCTGGGATACCCGGAACAAGCTGGACCATCAAGAATTGGTAGTCTGGCCGCTCAGCAGCACTCTCCCAGCCCTCTGGCAGTCCGTTGTATGAGAGGTACTCTGAAAGCTTGTTGTATGCTGCGTAGCCAGCTCCTGGCGCAATGGCACCAAATGGTCGCCAGAACATGAACCTAGTGAGCTCTGGTAGCACCTTGCCCATCATGTAAGAGTATGGGTATAGCCCAAGGAACTGGTGGTTGATACCACGCTCAAAGAGGCTGCGGTTTGGGTTAAAGTAGTTTACCCGCAACATTGCCTCATAGCCCTTCTGATATGACCACTTCGCTGCCTGGAATAGCATCTCTTCCGGCCCGTGCTTCTGTAGCATCTTGTTTGTGCTGTCGGTTAGAATCTCCTGGATTCCGCGGGTAGTTGCCGCACGAGCGCTTTCGCCTGATCGGTACGATTGCACAATCTCCTTGATGCGATCTCGCGCTCCTGGTACCAACTTCCTAATATCTCCTGCGTCTAGGCGAATACGCTCAATGATGTCAGTAAGTTCACCGAATGTAGCTCCGTATTTCTTAGAGTTTCCTAGAGCTTCAATGACCGCAGCAGCATTATCTCCCTTTGAGAACCCAGGAATGAAGTCATCCATAAGCTCTTCAACAATAGCCTTTTGCACATCAGCAACGTCAATCTGGGCCTTTAGCCCCTTGAACTCCGCAACGAAAGCGTCAAGTGAGGCCTGGTATGCTTTGCCAAATTTTGCAATGTCAGGAGAGTTGCTGTTAAGCGCTCGAGCATACCGCTCTGCTGTGCTGCGAAGTTCCGTGAGTGAGCTCCGCACGACTGCTACGTCGTATCCGGCATCGGCTGCCCGGTTAACGTACTTGGCGTTAATCATTGCGCCAACAACTTGCGGACGCATTCCTCCCCGGATAATCTCCGCAAATGCCTCTGGGCTTAGTTGCTGCTGCAAGAAGGCTACGTCATCTGTAAGGTACGTAAGCTCTACTGCGCTTGGATTGATCGCAAACCCAAACCCTGGAGCCTTTGCGGCATCCATGGCCCTCTCGCCAAACTTGAATTGGTGAAGTCTCTTGTACTCACTGTACCACCCAAGCAGTTGATCAAGCGGGTCTGAGCCAAACTTGTTGTAGAGAGCCATATACTCCCCAGGCATATTTGTCCTGACCCACTCTTGAAACTTAGGGGCCATATCTGCCACTGCCATAAGCTCTTGGGCGTCTTCCTTATTTTTTGCGATTGTATCCCATTTCCTATCAAACCAGTCCATCGTAGCGGATTTGCTGCTAGAAAGAACAGAACGCTCCCCGACCACACCAGCCTCAATGGCAGACTCTGCTCCGTGGCGAGACCGCATTGTTGCCGTGAAGAATGCCTGTTCATGGAGGCTTGTAGCGGCGGCCGCAGTTCGGTCTCCGAACGCTTGCCGAAGCTCTCGCGCAGAGACATTTGATGCCTCAAGCCTGTCCGCCAAAGTCCCCGTATGGATTCCTCTGGCTTCTGCCCAGAACGGAGACTCAATGCTTTCTTGGACCATGAACAGTGGGTTTACCCTATACTTCATAGTAGGATACCAATTTTCAGCAACCTTAGCCATAAAGGCGCCTACCATCGGCGCAGTCTTTGCTGATCCGGTAATCCATTGTGTTGCGCCTACCTGAGAGAGCTCGCCCTTGTATGCGCGAAGAATCACATCTTGCAGGTTTACTGGCGCCACGCCGGTCTTGGCAAGGGTTTCCATTCTGTCTTTAAGGGTACTAAGAGGGTCAATATCTCGGATAACTTCGTTCATGAGGTCGTCATACGTCCTCGCATCAAGCCCTCGTTGACCAATACGGCTGTCTACCGCTCGCTTGGTTACTGCCTGATGGAACTTCTCAATCTCCTCAAGGGAAAAGTATGGACGAAGCAAAACTGTCAGCCTTTGGAAGGAGGCTGCGTTGGAGCTTGATTGATACACTGGAGCAAGCATGTGCTGGAGGGCCCCCTTTACCCCACCAACAACATAGTCTCCCCTATTTACCAAGCTTGGCAAGCCGTCAACAAAATCTGACGTAATGTCTGTGTACGGCCTTGTCTTAACCACAAACTCTGGTACAGCCTGCCCATTTTTAGCAAGTGTTCCAATCTTCTGTGGCGTGTGGATTAGGTTATCTGCTGGTGCCACTCCGACGGTGTATCCGTCTCTTGCGGCAGCCTCAACAATGCTATCTAGCTCGTCAGCTGTTCCGCCAGCTGCAAGCCAGAGCTTGCGCATCTGAATGAACTCTTTCGTGTTCATTCTGGCAACAACAGTACCGTCCTGGATGGCACGCATCATGAATGCCCTTACTGCATCTGGCCTTGCCATTTTTGATGAGACTGCGGCCCCTGGGAAATTCTCAGCAATATCTGGGAACCTTGCAGTGGCGTGGGCGGCCCAAAGCCTTCCAAGCTCTTCGTTAGTTGTCCTGCCATCAGCAATCTTCTCTACGATGCGTGCAATTAACTTGTCCGGAACACCCTTGTATTTAGCTGGGTTAACAGTCCTGTTCTGCATGTCTTCAAACAAGGCCAGCCATCCCTTAAGGTTTTCCTCAATCAGGCCATCTGACCTTACCAGAGTTGGTCGAACGACACTAAGATTTTCTGGGAGCTGGTTCGCAATCTCGCCAATCTGCTCTGGTGTCAACGGTCGGCCAAGGCTCTTTGAAATTTCCTTGGCAAGGCTCGTCTTCATGTTCGCGTCAGCAGTCTTCCATGCGGCGATAGAGTGCAGAACTCGCCGAACGTTGCCCATTCGGTTAAGGTTATACCCATAGTTTACTTGACGGATAAACGCAAACTTGCGGGCCAGTTCTCGTGTAATGTTCGCCGGAATATTAACTGCTTCGCCTGCTGTTGTCTCTGGGAAGTATGTTCCACCCTTGACGCGAGTGCCGACTATGCGCGCATCTTCTCCGTACAAACTCTTCACCACTTTTTCAAGCTGTGCGTCAGTGGCTACCGTTCTTCCAGACGTTCTGGCAACGTCGTCTGAAAGGCTGTTCACCAGCTCATTAGCGTATCGTACTGCATATTCAAATGCAAGGCTTTCTGCATTCCCACGGCTCAAGCCAATTGCTTGTGATTCTTGAGTGACTTGCCAATCAAGATCTTCCGTGACCCGCCGCGTCAGGGTATCCATGCTGTGCGCCGCCTCTTTCTGAGCAACAGCAATCGGGTCAAACCCTTCCATATCGCGGTTAACTTTTGAATTCACAATGCGTTGACGTAGCCGGCTCTGTACGATCTGCTTGGGTGTTGCGTCGTCAATAATCCTGTATCCAGTGGTATTGTCAAACCCGTCAACAAGACCCTTGGTATCTTGGATGTACCCAATGATCTCACCCTCGGACAGGTTAAATGCCCCAGCAAGATCTTTGCCGTGCCTTTCCTTAAGCACACCCATGACAAAGTCTTCTGCAGACGGGAAAAGGGGCCGTGCGTTCTCGCCCTCGCCAACAACTTTAGTTAGGCTCTCGTAAAGAGGGTCTCGTACGATTGCCCCATCCCGAATGTCTCGGTACCTAGAGAATGCCACGCTCAGGTCTGCGTCAAGGTTCTCCACGATATTCTGAGCCATAGACTCAACCTCAGTGACCTTAGACCGCATCACGCCGCTAATAATGCTTTGCTGATTGGCAAGTCCTAGCCTGCGGAGCATGACCCCATCGGCGCCCTCTCCGCCGATGTCACGAGCAAGAGCTACGTTATCGTCAATAAGCGTTCCGCCGCTTGAAAGTGTGCGATTAATCGCTTGCCCGGTAGTAATGGTAAGCGCCGTCTTCAGCGGTTGGCTAATATTCCGCAGGCGCCCAAATGTGGCCTTTTCAATTTCGCTGAGCAGCTGAGGCATGCCACGCAGATTTTCTGGGATTGCCACCCCTGCTGCTTCAGCAGCTTGTACCGTCTTGATCTTGCTTGCGTAGTCTAGTCCACGGGCTTTACCGCCAAGCCCAGCGGCACGAGCCGCAGGCACTACTAGCCTTGACCCCACAGACAAGCCGGTCGCTGCTCCTGCGACTGCGCCAATCGGGCCAGCTACAGATCCGAGGGCTAAGCCAGCTGCGGCAGGGCTAAAGCGAGCAAGGTTCTTCAACAGGTTAACCTTACCAAATGCAAATGGCGTCAGGTTTAGCGGATCAAGAAGCATTGCCAAACCAAGGTTCAACGTCCTGTCGTTGCTGAATGAGCGGCCTGACTCTCGCATGTACTTGGCCATGTCGTCAAGACTGGACCCAGCATTCTTCATCGCCATCATGTCATCATCCAGCGTACCAGTCATGTGGTTGATGCGGAACTTAGCGAATTCGTCTTGCACAAATTCACCAGGTGCGGCAATAAGGCCAAGCATGTACTTGCCCAGATTACCAAGGACATCGCCAAGCTGCGTGTCGCCACCAAGCGGGATGCTGCCAATCTGTCCAATTGGGGACTGCCCAATAAGGTTTGCTGCCCCGCCAAGACCAGCCCCAATGCCTTCACCGAGCACCCCGACTCCGCGGAACGGCAACGATGCCACAAAGTCTACTGGATTTGCAGAGTCTCCACCCTCGTTGAGCGCGGCCGGAACATCGGCCCACCGGCCAGTGTCAATGCCGTACTCAGGGGTGACCTTGAGGGCCAGATCCCTAGAGCCAATGCCTGGCTTGTCCTGTTGCCCAGTATTCCCTGAGTCTCTGCCCGGATCGTATGCTGGCACTAGACGTTTCTCCTTCCGAATCGGATGTCACGCTTAATTGGCGTTGGCACTCCTGTGGATGGCTCTGCCGAGATTGACAGTGGCCTGACTTGCGGCCCAGATCCACGCTCTCCTCCGAAGTCAATCGTAGGCTGAGGCGAACCCGGTCGCACTCCCGGAGCTAGCTCTGGGGTGATATTTGCTGCTCCAGGTCGAATGCTCGGGCCAATGTTGCGCAACGTGTGCTCCAGCAAATCGCTTGTTGGAATAACGTTTGACGCCATTGGGATTCCAGCCGCGCCCGGTGATCCTGGGCGAGTTGGAGCCATCGGCGCTGGCCCTGCTGGCCTTGGAGACCCAGCTGGGATACCAAACGATGGGTCAGTAGACGCAAACGCACCGGCCCCAGAACCAGCTGGCGCAGGCGGAAGTTTGTCTTTGGTGTCGTCAACAGAGTTAGTGTAAAACTGCGAGTTCCCATTAGCGTCTTTAATAACCAGCATCCATCCTTGGTCGCCGTTGGCAGTTAGGCCGCTTCCAAGGATTGCGTCTGTAATGGTAAACACGGTATCAGAAATGCCCTTGTTCTCTTGGAGCCACTTCTGGATACTAGAACGTGCGTTTTTTGAGTCCAAGCCAGCGTCAAAGACTTCTCGTGCGTATCTTCGGAGCGATTCCTCGGCTAGAACAATTCCACCATTTACTGTGGTGGTCTTAATTGAATTTAAGAATGCGTCTCCCTTAGTCCTGGCCCACTGACCAACCATTTCCCCGTTTAGGAGGGCGTCTCTCAGTCCTTGGCCAAGATTTAAGGTTGCCTTCCCTTGGTCAACGCTAATGAATGGAGTGGCAAAATCGCCACCTTGTCCTTTAGTGTTCCTTAGCCAGATACCGTACTCCATAAGTTGGGCAGTTGTAAGCTTAAAGGCTATGACTTCTTCTCGTCCATACCCGTTTTCGCTAAATCTACTCTTAACGATCACAAGATCATTTGTGTCTCCAGTAGTATTTCCGCCGCCAGGAACAGCTACGTACCCGATATCCGTGTCTCCGGCACTGCCGCGGATAATCTTTGTGTAATAAAGATTACCTTTTGAGTCTTGAACAATAGTGTAGTTATTTTGGTTAATATTAGCTGCCAACTCAACACGATGAGAGAACGTGTTTCTACCTGCGACTGTCTGGCTCGGGTCAAAGTCGTATACCATTACGTACCCAGGAACTTTCTTGACAAGTTCTGGGAGGATCTTTGACTCCATAGCAAGGCGGAGGACGTCAGCCGTAACGAACGTACCAAATCCGCCAACTTGAGTGATTGCCTCCTGAAGCATTTCTGGCTTCCCGCCGAGTAGCTTAAATGTCTGGCCGATTGGTAGCGAGAATGCATCCTCTGGGTTAGACTTAAGAACATGAAGGAACGTAGCGAAGTCAGCAGCAATATCTACTTCTGTCGCTCCAACCATGTTTCCGACTTTCTGCGCAGCGGCGATGAACGTGTCAAGATCAGTGATCGTTGGATTGTCGAACAATCCAGAGATGTCGCCCTTAGCAAAGCGGGTAATAAGGTCCTTCTTGCCAGACTCCGTCACAGTTGTTGACTGTGCTCCGCCAATCTGCAGAGCCAAGTTGTCCAAAAGTTCTGACGTAGCCGCAGGCTCACCTGATCCGCGGAAAGAGATATTACCGCCAACCTCGCTATATTGCGTGCTAAATCGCAGAACTGAGGAAGATGATGATGCCGAGAAGAGACCATCGGTAGCTGCCTCACTAGTTGCAGCGATAAACCCAGGCCACTGCCCAATCTCCTTGCCGTACCCTTGAGCTTGAAGCTGCTGCAGCTGTCTTGTGGTGTCAGAAATGGCGCGAAGGATATCGTCCATTTGCGCCTTGCTTAAACCGAGTGCCATAGCGCCGCTCCGGTAGATTTGTGAAACATCCCACCTTTCCTTGTCGGCAATTTCGCTAAACGTCGCCAACCATTGACGACCGCCACCTTTGGCAATCGCCGTCTTTAAGATCTCTTGAGTATTTTTGTCTGTTGCGAAGTTGGCAATGACTGGTTTTAGAAGCGACTGGAGAGCCTTAGCCATAGCGTCAGCTTCGTCGTTCATAGCGTTATTGACAGTTTCAATTCGGCCATTCTCGGTGTCGGTCTTGTTGCGAGCAACTGCGTTAGCTCGTGCGGACTGGATAGCCCGGTACGTCTTGCTAGTCTCAGTAAGTCCGGCCGCCAAAGCAGCCTTGAGTTCCTTGTCGTAGAAACTGACGAGCTGGGCTGCGGTGTACCGTCCTTCGTTGAACCCATTGACCATCTGCTCATTGGCATAGTCATACGACACCGAGTAAATCTTGCCTTGAAGACGCTGCTTGTCCGACGTAGTCATTGACGGATCGCCAGCAATACCGTTCATGATCTCTTCGTAAATAGATGCGGTGATCTTGTCCGTGCCGCTCAGACCAAACAGGGCCAAGTCCACGGCGTTGCCGTCCTCGTATGCCCGGTCCAGTACCCGCTCCATGTCGGAAAGCGACTGGACTCGGAACTCCTCGGCTCGGCTGCGGAATCGTGCGGCACCTACTGTGTCGCCAGAGGCCTGTGCTGCGGCAGCCTGATCAAGGTACCACTGGCGTACGGCCGTGGCAGTTGCGGCAGTCGTCGCCCCGCCTGAGGTGAACGTGCCAGCTGCGGTACCAGACGTCATGTTTGTCCGGTACGCAGTGATCATTGTATCTTCCTGGGCGGCTCGCTCTTCCTTTAGCAGCGAGTAGACCAGTGCGGATAGGTTCTGTGACCCAGCCGCAGATCGTCCGAATTTACCTTTACGAGCCATTATTCACCTCCGAGGGCTGCGGCGACGTCTTCCGGCAGCTGACCGCCTGACATCATCTCTTGTGCAAGCTGCTGCTCAGGGGAGATTCCTCCCGGCTGACCTGGCTGCTGTGCGTTTGCTGGGAGCATTTCAGGCGGCAACTGCCCCATCTCGCCGCCATTCATCATCTCCGTACCAGTGGCTGCCCCAGCTTGGCGGAAGGCGTTCATTGCTGAAGCCTGCTGCTCTTGGAACTGAGCCTCTGCTCCTGGTGGAGTCTGTACACCCATTTGGCCCATCTGAGCCTGCATCTGCGCCTGCATCTGCTGGAGCTGCATGAACATCATCATGAGCTGGCCCATAGTGAGCACTGCTGCTGGGTTGAGCGTTGCGTCGGTTTGCTCGTCGCGGATGAGTTCCTTCTCGCCCTCTGGGTCCTCCACGCCGACACGGTCCATTGCACGCTCTGCGCTCCACACTCGACCCTGAACAAGGTTGAGAGCCGTCTGAGCAAGCTCAAGCGTATCTCGCGGCGTGAGCTCTGGTGGGGTAATCTCAATGCGGTACTCTGCGCCGATGACCTCTGCGACGGCCTTATCCTTGGCCTCCCACAGACGGGCAGACATCTCCCATACCTTCTTGACCCACGAGTACAGAAGCTTGCGCTTTGGCGCAATGCGCTGCTCGTAGTTGGCAACCAGCGACGCGATTGCTCGGCTTGAGCCGAGAACGCTTGACGGCGCCAAGCCTAGGAGGAGATCGTTAAGC